GTTACATTGCTGGACTTGAACGGACTGGTGCTGTAGCCAGTGTATAACCAAAGATTGGCCACATAGTTAACCGTGGTGGCTGCATTTTGTTGACCTGCAGTAAGTGCAAAAATATGTGAGGTATTGGCTGCACCTGGATTGCCGGCTAGGCCAGTTTGAATATTGATATTGCTATTGGCAGTGCCATCTCCCCATTGGAAGTTGTATAATTGTTGAGCGCCAAAGCTGGCTGTGTTGCCAGGACTTCCAGGAGTGTCGTTTCTAAATTGGACATTTCCACCAGAGGTAGCTGAGTAGTTAATGGTTGTTGTTACGTTAGCAGTAATTGCTGGACTTTGTTGCGTATATATTTTAACATCAGTTGCAGCAGATGTTACACTGTATGGTGGTGCATTGCCGGCTGTTTGATTTGTACCTGTTAATGTGATACTGCGAAGAGCGTCAGTGTTGGCTGAATTATTATAGGTATGACTGTTTGTGGTCCAAGCATTCCCAGGATTAACTGCTGTGTTACCATCACCGTAGTTGATTGTGTATGATGTTGCATACTGACTAGTGTTGGTCAATGTTACACTGCTACCTGTATTTAAACTAGTGGGACTTGTGGTAAACGATGGTATTGGCAATGGTGTATACAAAGTAATGTAATTGGTATTAGTTGACGTTGCTGTTGATCCTTTGGCACCGGCATTGGCATTGCCACTGTAGGTTCCATTGGTGTTGTAGGCTGTATAGACCACTGTGAATTGTCCACCCAGCACGTTGCTATAGGTGTGTGTTGGGTTGGCTAGTGTGCTGGTGTTGCCATCACCAAAATTCCAAAGATAGCTGGTAGGATTACCAATGTAGTGGCCAGTGAACGCCACACTCAATGGACTTGGGCCCGATGTCACATTGGCCGTAATATAAACATTGCCCACATAGGTGTTTCCAGCAATGTTCAAAGCCACTTGATTTAAATCGTCCAGACCGTCGGTCACAAATGTAGCAGTGGTCCACCCTGGATAGGCCACGTTGGTGGTTAAACTGCCGTCAGTGGGTGTTCCTAATGGAATTAAATTGCCATATATATTGCCGGCAACATTGCCTATTGTTTGATCTACATAAAATTTGGTTGCGGCATCTTGATTTTTTACCGGGTCAACAACATTATTAATATTAACATTGCCAGCACTGATGTTGCCAATGTTGGAAATAGTTACATTTCCGACTCTAAGAACGCCGGCTACTTCAAGTGCAGATCGAGGACTATTGGTGTTGATACCAACATTGGCGTTGGCAACGGATATGTCAATGCCGTCTCTTTCAAGAATGCTTGATAAAATCTGTCCTTTTACATAGTTGACTGCCATAGATTATCCCTGTATAGGATATTTAGTTGATTAACTTGTGGTGTGAATTACATTAATTGGCACAGTATTAGGTGGTGCTGATGTAAATGTAATGTCGTAACTGCCGTCTACTGTATAAGCGTATGCAGGCTCTTGATAAATTGAGCCCACAAATACTATAATTTGTGTAGCTGAACTTACAGCTATACTCATTGGTCCAAATAAGGTTGTGCTGCCGTTGCCGGTGAAGTAGTCCACTGTGTAATTGATGCTGCCGCTGGCACTGAGTGTATTCCAAACAGATCCGTTAAAAAACTCAACCAGACCTACATCAGTATTATAACGAATTGTACCAAAGGTTGGATATTCTGGTCGATCGGCCGAGTTTCCTGTGGGCAAGGTCACACCGGTACTGCCCGACTGTAAAATTCGATCTTTTACAAAATATCCCATTAGATAGTTGTGTAACTGGTTACAATATTAAGTCTCGACGACACATTGGCTATGGCCTGTATACTATCGTTGTTGCCCAACAATAATTTTTCAGCAGCACCGTATAGTTGATAAGTTTGAAGTCCAGTTAACTGTATATTGTTCAGAATCAAATTTTGTGCATTGGCTGCGCTACCTGATGGCACAGCATAAACGTTGGCGGTGACTGCATTGGCAGTGTAATTGGTTATGGCCATCCAAGTGATAGCAGTATTACCGCCACTGACGTATGCGTTGCTGACTGAATTGCCTATGGCTACTGTTGTTATTGACATTGCGTTTCCTTAAAATATAATTGCAAATACTATGGCTTTGCTTTTGCTAACCAGTTCGTCATTGGCTGAAGCGGATGTAAAGTATAGACCTGTTCCACCTGATCCTGTAATGTTGCTGTATAGTGCCACAGCATTGGCCACATTGGCCGGAGTGGCTGTGTTACCAAACACTTGATAGCCCAACATGGTCAACTTGTTGTTGCTATAATCATAGGTTAAATTGGCACTGGCACCAAATGCTCCACCTTGATTAAACTGTATCTGTGTGTTGGACCCGGCAGCGTTGGCTGCCGATGCTGACGTTAAGATAGTTGAATAGGCTGCTACAGGTGCACCAAGGCCAGTCACACTACTGCTGATTTGCCAGGCATTGGCCGTGGTATCAAATCGCAATCCAGCGTATCGACCGTTTCCAACATTAATACCGGCCAATAAACCCATGTCTGTCACAGTGCCAGTGTTGTTGGCGGCCACCACAATAAAATCGTCAACTGTGGTTAGGTTACCGGTGTAGGTCAAACTACCGTTGAAAACAGTATTGGCATAGTTGATCGTAAGTGTAGCAACCCCATTGTTGCCGGTTAGGGTTAGGTCGCCACTGGTATTCTTGTATGTAGACATCTCAGGATCCTTTTTGTTATTTATGCGGTATACAATGGTGAAAGTCATAAAAAATCCCCACCGCAGCAGGGATTTTTTGGACGTTACACGAATTACGAAGTATAGTTCTGAACTACACCTGTTGTAAGTGTTCCGGTACTATTTTGAGTAGATCCGTTGGTTCCCCAAGTGGCAGTTTCAGCACCAGATTTAGGTGTTGTGTTTCCAGTATCAAAGAATGTAGCTGAGTATTCAGTGTTAGCGTAATCAAGAATAAACTTGTTCTTTAAACGTTGCACAGGAACCACGTTGGCCACGTTACCATCATAACTGAACAACATGTTCATCTGACCACTGGTCAATGCTAAAGCGTTGGCTTCGTTGATTACGACTGCAACTCCAACATTTTCGGCTGTACCTGTTCCAGATCCTGCGGCGGTTGCTGTGAAAATATCGCCCACTGTGTAAGTAGCATCGGCTCCGACTAAACTCCAGTTAGTTGTTCCAGCACCGTTGATCACGTAAGAGTTATTGACTACAAGATTGGCTGCTGTTATGTTGCCAGCGACTCCTACCAAATATTTGGTAGATCCTTTTTGACGGATAACATACGCATTACCGCTGGCGCCTTGGATGTTGGCACTAATCAAAACCACTGGATAATCAGTTGTAGCGATAGTGGAATTGGCTCCACCGACTACGCCGATAAACTGAGTGCTAGTTAAACCTGTTGGAATAACTGCGGCTGTCAAGTTACCAAAGTCATTGAAACCAATGTCAATGGTTGTAGATTTTTTAATTTTAAGTGGACGACCCATTTTGTTTTTAATCCTTATGAATAAGTCTGTAGGTTCTAGCCTACTACGCGGCTGGGTTAAGAGCCGCATAAAACGCATTATTACGTTGACAAGTATTTATGCCAATGGATATTTTACAGGTACCACCATATAGCAGTAAATATGTGATGGATACAGAACTTTTAATAGCACACGGCAACACTGCCAGAGAAGAAAACAACCCAGAACTGGCATTGAAATATTATGCCCAGGCCCTAACCGAAGATCGTAATTCAGCATCGGCATTCAACAACTACGGAAACGTATTACGCGAATCAGGTGACCCGTTGGGTGCTATACCATTCTTACAACGCAGTATACAGCTGGCACCTACTCATCCAACTTCACAGTTCAATTTGGCTGTGGCGTATTTGTTAGCTGGTGACTATGCTCGTGGATGGCCACAGTACGAAACTAGATGGAACTACGAACATCTTGCTGGCGAATTGCCACAGTTTCCACAACCCAGATGGACTGGTCAAGACGTCAAGGGCAAAACAGTCTTGGTCACAGGTGAACAAGGGCACGGGGACAATATACAATTTGTTCGATTTATTGGCGACATTATTGAACGCGGTGCTCGAGTAATATTGACGTTGAATCCAAATCTTCGCCCATTGTTACTTGGTCCTAGTATTCCGACAATTTTAGTTGAAGGTGATCCGTTGCCTGAGTTTGACTACTGGACACCAATTATGAGTATTCCTGGAGTGATTGGAACAACCGTTGAGAATTTGGCCAATGTGCAATTCTATTTGACTGCTGATGCCAAATTGCAACAAGAGTGGCAAACACGATTGGGGCACAAGAACCGACTGCGTGTGGGGTTTTGTTGGAGTGGTCGTAGAGACACCTGGATCAATCGTCACAAAGCCATGCCGTTTGAGACCATGTTAGAGTTAATCAAACGCAATCCTGGATACGAGTGGGTCAATTTACAATGTGATTGCACTGCAGAGGAAGAAGCCGAACTAGTGGCCGCAGGTGTTCGAGCATATCCGGGTGCTATACGAAGTTTTGCCGACTCGGCCGCATTGATCATGCATATGGATGTGGTGCTGAGTGTTGATACTGCTGTGGCTCATTTAGCTGGTGCATTAGGACGTCCTGTATGGGTCATGTTGAGCCAGTATGCACTTGACTGGCGTTGGTTACTTGATAGAGATTCGAGTCCATGGTACTCAACTGCTAGATTGTTCCGTCAACCACGAATGGGCGATTGGACTAGTGTAACAGACAAGATACACAAATTCCTAAGCTGGTATAAGATTTAACCGTAGACTTGATCTACAAAAGATTTGTTTATACCATATTTAATCAGTACCGATCGAGTCACATCAAGACATCTTGGGTCCGCTAATTTTCTACTGTGCATCCAAATAATATGCCCAGGATCTGCAGCAAATTCTTGAACTTGTTGAACCATACCATCATAAGTTTGGTGCGTCCATCCACCAGCAATTAAAAAAGATTGCCAGGAATTTAACATAAATTTTATAGTGCGTTGAGGATCCTGCATAGCAAAAATAAAATAGCCATAATATTCACAACCAACAGGATACTCTTTCCAGGTACTGTAGTGACCAAACCGTTCATTAAGTGCTTGCCAATAACGACTAGTTTGAGCTACATTGAATATATTAGGACGTAAATTAGACATAGCAGGGTAATGATCTATTGGTTGATCTACTAGTCTAGAAAGATTCTGATATCCAAGATCCACTAGACGTTTAGTCGAGTCGACGTGAGGAATACGATATCGATTATTATGTTTAAAAACTAAAAAGTCGGCTGGTTTCAGTAAAAAGTTCTTACAATCCCATGCAATAATATCTTCAACAGTTGCAATAGATGTTTGATATATTACATTTACCTGATTGGTACAGGTACCATTATTGTAAGGATATACAGTTGGACAAATTTCAATGTTCCACTGTTTGCTAAAAATTTCATTGGTAATATTACGAAAAGTATCAACTACATCATTGGTATCTAAGCACACAATTAGATTTTTATTTCCTTTCCAATTTTTATTAAGGCAATAGCAAAACATTTTAAATTGTGGAATATCATTGGTAAAAGTTGTAACTAGTAGTCTATAATTCATCTAGTATTTAAAGTAACAGTAATCAGTCAACAAAAAAGGGCCTTTCGGCCCTTTTTTGCATTTCCTTCCCATCTCTGAGAAAGTTGTAGTTCTCTGATTAGGAGAATGACAAGTTTTGAACTGCGATCTCGCCAACATAGTCAGCTGCGTTACCGAAGCTGGATGCTGTGTTGGTCAACTCAACGAATCCATAACGTGTCATGAATGACACAACTGGTTCGAAAGTTGATGGATCAAGCACAACGCCACTGCTCATCAACGGAATGTATGGGCAATAGAACGCTGCGGCATCAGCTTCGCTTGTGCCCTTATAGCCAACTAATACAGAAGCTGTATCAGAAGCATAAGAGTTAACAAACACACGCATTGCACCGTTCAATGTACCAACAAACTTGGTGTTTGTAGGTGCTTCAAATGTGCCTTCTGTAGTGCGAGCAAAAGCACTAGTTGTTGCAGATTGCAATACTGTCAATGAAGCTGGAGAAACAACAGCCCAGTTACCAGCGCCACGACGTGTGCGTTGAGCGATCAAGTTAGCAACACGGTTGATCAAAACTGCCAAAGCGGCGTGTTCGTCACCAACGAATGTAGCTGTACCTGAAACGGTAGCTTGGTTGTATGTATACTCTGTTGCAGCCAATGTGCTGAGTGACAAGAGAATCTCTTGATCGATCTCAGCGGTAATCTCTTGAGCCAAAGCAGCCATAATTTCTGCTTCAACGTCAATACCGTGCATGGCTTGTGCATCTTGGGCAGATTCAAATGTCCAACGAGCCTGTAACTTACGTGTCTTAGCTTCAACAGCTTGTTTCAAGATCTGAACGGAAATTTGCTTACCGCCTGTGCCTTCCATTGTTGCTGTGTTGTTACCTGTGTATCCAGTAGCTGTTGTAGTAGTTTGTGGAACAGTAGAGTAAGCAGTAGCAATTGTGAAAGGACTCAAAGCTTCTTGACCGGCTTGGACGCTAGTAGCGGCTGCTGAATTGTCAGTTAAACTTTGTGCATAGCGAACACGTAATGTGTGGATTTGACCTACAGGTCCTGTCATTGGCTGAACGCCAACCAACTCGTTAGCAATAACAGTTGGCATAACACGACGAATAACTGGCAGAATCACACGGTTTAATGTAGCGATGTTACCACTTACTGTAGAACCAGAAGATGCATTCTCACGCAAATACTTCTTGGTATTTTCAAGGATTACACTCATAGACGTGCGCTTGGAACCAGAAAGGCCTTCCAAGAGTGCGTCTTTAGTTTCGTCCCAACGACCTTCTAATAATTCTTGTGACATTTAAGTCTCCTTTTATTATATCTTAAATTACAGCCCTGCCAAACGCTTTAGATCGATCACATTGCTGACGTTGTCAGCTTGTTGATCTGCATCTGGACTGCGGGCAGATTTATCGCCAGTTGCTTCGTTGAACGTTTCAGTAATTACTTTTTTGGCTTTTACTGAGCGGTCTTCTAAAACTGCTGGTAGATACTTTTCAAAAGCATTCGACAAGCGACTTGTCTGGACACTTTCAAGCAAATTACGCATTACTTCTGCTTTTTCCCGGTTTAAGGGAGCCAACAGTTCCTCTAGTGCAGCTTCACGCTGATTAGATTCTTTAAGTATACGCATTTCGCGTTCTTTGGATTCGACTAGAGTTTTTGCTCTCTGGGCGAATTTGATGGCTTCAGCTAGTTTACTATCTTTGGCAGCGATTGTATCATGCAACTTGCGAACTTCTTGCTTCTCGTTTAAATGAGTTGCTCCAAATTCACTTGCATACGCTTCAAAAATACGACGTCCAAAATTGTTCTCACGAGCAATTCGGATGTCTTCTTGTAACTGACTGAGTTCAGCTTTGAGATGTGTGCTAACAGCGTTAGACATCTTCCGGGCACTTTCTGTAACAAAACGTGCTTTGAGTGTTTCTAACTGAGCGC